CTCGACTTGCCGGTAGGCACCGCACCGCGCTGGATGTCTCCCAGCATGGTCAGCTGCTCACGCATGCGATCGAACGTCGCAACCGCGTTGAACATGAACTCCTGACCACGCCCCTGGAAGTCGGCGAGCTTCACGTCCTTGGTCGGCTCTTGGAGCGGCATGCCGTCGCCAGGTGCCATGGTGAGCACTTCGGGCTTCAGCGTGGAGTAGGGCTTGTAGAAGAAGAACGGTGTGTTCGCGAGGGTCCCAGCATCGATGCCCTGGTCGAGGATTTGCTTCTTCATGTCGAAGAGGCCCTCGACGAGTTCGGGCAGGCCAATCCCCTCACGACGACCCATCCACGGGATGAAGGTTCCCTCGTTGAGCGGGCGGCGCGGCTTGCGGGCCGGGTACTGCTCCGTCAGGTACTTCGCCCGACACAGCGTACTCGTCTCTTCGATCACCCAGAAGATCACGTCTTCCGGTTCACCACCCTCAGTCAGCGGGTGGATATCGAAGCACATGTACCGGGTCAGCATCCGGTGGCGAGGATCTTCCTCGTGCTGGTTCGATGAGTCCTTGCCCTCGAACGCATCGTCCTGCTGATCCATGTATTCGAGATCGGTGGTGCGCCCGGTGGCGGAGGACTCGAATGCCTCGATGTCCTTGTCCGTCAGCAGGTCATAGAACCCTGACTTCTTGAGCTTGATCAGTTCGTCGACGCTGACCTTGTCCACCAGGATGACATGGGCGGCACCGCCAGGATTGCTCGGGCTCGGGGGCTGGAGGTTCTTCGCGCGTTGCGGGCAGAGAACCTCCTTCCAGTACTTCACGATCGATCGCGGGCCGTCATAGACGACCTTCATCGCCATCGTATCCATCTCGACGAGCTGGTCTGTGTCGTTGGTGTAGAAGCGGATCGAAAGCGGGTGCTTGTCGTCCTTCGGATCAACCACCTTCCAGTCGAAGAAATCTTCACTGTCGAGGAAGATCTCGTTCTCCGGGAACTCTCGCTGCAAGATCTCGGTGAAGTAGATGCGCGGGGTGGAGTCCTCCGGGATCGGATCGAACATGCGCGTCGTTCTGACCTTGCGCTCTTCTCGAATCCACGGGGTGAACACAGTCGCGTGCCCCTCGTTGACGAAAGCTTCGGCCAGGTCGCCAACGAATGTTTCCCCGTCCTGCTCCTCGAACAGTTGGACATCCAGGTGATTTTCAACCGCCTCCTGCGTCTCCTCTCCAGACTTGTCGATCGAGGTGACGGTGATGGTGGGGCGCGTCTGCATGACCGCGTTGTGCAGCGTGTCCTGCTGCCGCAACGAGTCCATCATCATGTCGGAGTTCGACACGTCGCTCGCGTCCGGCCAGGGGAAGCTCTTGCCCTCCGTCCACTGACGAAGCTTGGCGTTTCGCTGGAGGCGCATCTCCATCTCGGACACGCGATCCATCTGGTCGCGACGAGCGAAGTCGACCACCCGGTGGGCAATCGCAGTCTTCCAATCGTCGGGGAACTTGCGCAGACGGCGACGCTTGATGCGGCCAGGGGTCTGGGCCTTCTGGGCTGCAGGCTTCTCCTCCAGTTCTTCCCCCTCCGCGCCCAACGCAGCGCGCATCTCTTCCGGCGTCACGCGGCCCGTGCCGGTGGGCGCGCCGATCGCGGGCTCGCTGTCGTCCAGGTTGCCATGGAAGGGGTTCGCTCTCATCGCTTGATCACCTCGCGCCAGCGCTGCACAGCGATGACGCCAATAGGTCGGTTGTTCAACATCCGCAGGGCCTCCACCTCTACGGATTCTCTCTGCTGATCATTCAGTGGTGACATACCCATCTGCTGCCGGTACTCCGCACCGATCCCCATGACCTGGCGCTTCATGTTCTTCTTCCAGAGCTTCGCCATCCCGTTCGACAGATATGGCAAGCACTTCTCACAAACGCTCTGGTAGTTCACGGATCCATCCATCAACACGAGCATCACGCGAATTGCATCTGATTTTGGCTTTCCGCGCAGGGCAATGTCTCCGGCGAGTGGGTGGCCCTCCGTGCGCGTGGTGATCGACTCGAACACCTGCGCGTCACAGAGGGCACAACACCCATCTCGTCGTCGATCAGAGGACATCCGGCAAGCTTCCTTCTGGGTGCTCCAGCATCCACCCGTCACGAAGCGACCTCATCTTCGCCTCGAATTCCAGTGCCATCTCGGTGTGCAGGGCATCCAAAAATCTCTCGTACTCAGCGACGGACTCTTCGCAGCCTTTGCAGTATTGACGGCTTCTGATCAAGCCGATCTCGTGAAACTCAGACGCTTCCTTCGTCGTCTTTCCACATCCCCCATCGCAGTGAACCAGAATCACGATCTTCCCCTCTGTTGCTTTTGTCGGCTCTTGTAGTTGCTGAGCCGCTGCTTTCCGATCTTTCGGATCATGTGGTCATCGATCGACAGGAAGTCGAACGTGAGATTCGCGTTCACCAGGTAGCGGGCCATGGCGGGGTAGTCGCTGTACTTGTCGCCAGGCTTCTGGTTCTGCTCCTTCTCCAGAGCGCGTTTGTAGTTGCTCCACGCGAATCGGCTGAAGTGCTGAATGCTGCCTGAGCACCTCGGGTGCCAGAGCATGCGCGGCATGCGGGTGTGCGGGTCTGGCTCGAGGAGGTGGTTGATCGTCTCGATTCCCACACCGCTCGGGTCTGCCAACTCGACAGGAACCAGCGCGTCGTTGAAGGCTTGCTGCCAGGTCGTCTCGCGTGTGTGGCTGGCGTTCTGCGCGCCCATCTTCGGGTCACACAGCCAGCGCTTCACGTCGAGCCCTAGATCGCCTTCGATCTGATCCATGCTTTCTCGTGTCGCGATCGGATCGCCCTTCTCCTCCCACTCCGCGACGCACCAGTAGTCATCGGCGGGGTTCACCGACCACCAGGTCATCATGTGCGGCTTGCGCGGGTGCATGTCCAGGACGTAGACGACCGGCCAGCTTCGATCATGCTCGAACTCCTGGACGTGCGAGTACTCCTGGATGTTCTCGCCTTTGCAGTGTGAACACCGCTCGGCGACGATCGTGATCGACTCGTGACAGTCGAAGCACCAGTTCTGGGTGTGATTCTGGAATCCCGGATGGATGCGACCAGAGAAACGGATCGGCTGGCCGCGCAGTCGTACGTCGTTGATCTCCTTGCTGTGCTTGCTCTCGGTGATCGCGATCGCGGCCTGATCGAGGTTCGGGTTGTCCACCGTCCAGTAGTTGACCCAGTCGATGTTCTCGACGTTCGGGTCGATGCCGGGTTCGTAGATGTTGTCGTACAGATAATCAACGGCGATCGCGGGGTCGTCGTACCAGGTCATCGCGAGCATCATGCGACCCCCTACCGACATGCAGCGCATCTCGTTCTCACGCCAGATCGCTTCGGTCGGAGGCTCGTCGTGCGCGCAGATGTGAAACTCGCCGGACGCAAAGTCCTGAGGGTCCTGGTCCTTCGACATGAACTGGATTGTGGACTGCCCGACGATCTCCATCGTGTGCGGGTCGCGGCAGTGCATCTTCAGGATGCGCAATTTGGTGTCCCAGGAGGATTTCCAGTTGGCGTTGATGAGGGAGAACTTGGGAATCCAGCCAAAGTGCCCACGCTCACCCCACGGCTCGTCGATCCCGGTCCACTGATTCCACTGCAGCTTCGGGAGGATTGTCGGGTAGAGGGTCGTGGTCAGCGACTCGACCGTCATTCTGCAGCTGATCGGGCCACGAAACTTCTTGCTGATGTCGATGTGCGGCTTGAGGGAGGCTGGGAAGATGCCCGTCGCGCACGAGATCATCTCGACTAACATGCCCTCGGTCTTGCCGCTTCGGTTGCCACCACCGGCACAGGTGGTCTGCGCCGTGCTCGTATGGAACCGGAGCGCCGCGGGGCTGTTTGGGATGTAGTACTTGATCGCGTTCTCTTTGCGATCTCGGTTCTGCTCATCCTTGAAGATCTGAGCCGCTTCCCGAAGCTGCCCGTCGCTGAGCCGAGTCAGCTCGTACTTGTTCATACCCAAGAGCTTTTCGAGCGTGATCTCGCCCTTGATGTATGTACCAGAATTGCGGCGAGCGCCGCGATCGTGGAGCGGCCTCACTCCATCTCCACGAATGCAGCGCGACCCGTCTCGGGGTCGACCACCAGGTCGATGTCCTGTTCATTGGCGGCAGCTCGACGCTGGATCTCGCGCATCATCCACCCGCCGATCTCGGTCAGCTTCTCGACCTCTTGCTGGGTGCGCACGATCTCGGTCGGCTTGTTCTTGAGCAACTGGCTCTTGTCCACCATGATGGCCGCAGCAACTGCGCGGTCCCGGAGCGGGACTTCGTCGATGTCCTCGTCCGACATGCGGGCGATCGACTGCCAGATCCGCCAGTGTCCCCAGTCGATGGTCTTGATCAGCTCGTCCGTCTTGATTTCGCCGATCAGCTGGTTGGTCTGGATATACTTGTGGTTGAGGGCCTTCAGCAGGCTCTTCACCGATTCCACCCCCAGCCCTTCAGCAATTGCCGTCTCCGCGATCGGGCGC